TTCATTGTCTTCTTCTGGAATAACATCAATAAATGAACTTCCTCGTTCTAATATACAAAATAATAATGTTCATCAAGAATATATGATGCAGCAACAACCACAAAATATCGTTTTAAATAAAAATGAAATAATATCTGCATCAAATAATCAAATGTCTACAATGGAAAATTTAATACCAAATGGTGGATATTCTATGCAAAATCCTATGTTACAAAATCAAAATAATCCAGGAATTATGGGAAATAATGTTCAACAACAACAAGCACCGAACTATAACGAATTAATAAGTCAAATTCAGAAAGCAGCAGCAAATGGAACAACTGCTTTACCATCTCGTGATATACCAATTGACCCCATAAAAGTAGCAAACGATACTCAAATACAACCAAATTATATACCGCCTCCACAAGTTCAAGAAAATTATATTAAAAACCACGAAACACCGCAACAAATAATAGAAGAAAACAATAAAAAAACGAATATAGCAAATTTATATGATACTTTATTTTATGAAATGCAATTACCTATAGTAATAGCATTATTATATTTTTTATTTCAATTACCGGCAGTAAAAAAACATAGTAAAAATATGTTTCCGTATTTATTTAAAGATGATGGCAATCCAAATTTGTATGGTTTTATATTTAATAGTGTAATGTTTTCATCAATGGTTTATGTATTATTAAAAGTATTAACGAAATTACCTAAATAAACAATAACTTAGAAAATTGTAATACTTATTTATCAATTCAAAAAGTTGCTGACAACTTTTTTTGTTAGTTTGTCAATGTATATTTTAAAAATAATATCCCATATATGTTCCTTTATTAATAAAACCATAGTTACTATAATAATTTACTAATTTATTATTAGTATCCAATATTATTTTATAACAATTATTTTGTTTAGCATAATTTATAGCATAGTTCATAAGCTCTTTACCTATATTTTGTGAACGATACTCTTTTTTTACAACAAAATCTTCAATATGAGCAACACATTTACCATTATGAATAAATTTTTGTTCTGTTAGTAGTGTTATAGCACCTAAAATATTATCAGAATTATCTATATATAGAAAAATATTGTGATTATTATTTTGCAATATTTTTTGTAGAATATTATTACAAGTTTCATAATTTAAATCTTTATTTTCTCCAAAATAGTTATATAGCTCAATAAGTTGCTCGCAATTTTTATTACTAATTATAATATTTTTAATTGCTATAATATTACTTTTAGTGGTTTCCATCATTATATTTAAATTATATTAGTAAAATTATAATTTAAATAGTATTAATTACTAATTAATAAACAAATAATATTAATATGTCTACAACTTTTGACACACAAAGCGAGTTGTTATTAGATAAATTATTACAATTTTATAATAGCGATAATAATTTTGATAAAATGATAACTATTATAAATGGAACATCTAAAATATCACTAAGAATTGTTGATTGGTTTGTTACAAATTATTCAAAAAAAAATTATGTTGTATATGAATTAGATAATAATAAAAATGAAAGAGTTAAAGTTTATAATGATTATAAACTTAAATTAAAAGCATATAGTAAAAAAAAGTTCGATCCTTTTTGTAGGTGGGAGAGAATAAATGTTCCATATAAAAACGAAACATGTATTCAAACAACATTAGGACAACTGAATTTTTTTAAATGGTGCATTGAAAATAAAATATTAGATTATATCCAAGAAAACTATAAAATTATTGAAAATGACATGAATTTAAGAAATACTTCGGCAAAAGTAAAAAATTCGTCATTAAACTCAAATACATCAACAACATCATTGGAAAGTAGTGATTCTTATTCATCAAACAATTCAAATAATTCAAACAATTCAAATAATTCAAATAATTCTATTAATGCTAATAAAACACGTAAAAAACGAGAAGAACTTTCAAGCAATGCATCTAAATCTATAAAAAAAGAATTTATTATTACAACTGTTGAATTTAATTAAATGTATAACATTTCGTTATATATAATATTATAAAGAAACAATTTATATTAGTTATGGGTAATAACAATAGTATAAATAAAGTAAACTTTGAGTATATTCAAAAATGTATAAATTATGAAAGCGAAAAAGTGCTATTAATTAATACAATGGATTATAGTAAACAAGATTGTTTGATAAAAAATTCTATTCATGCTTCAAAAGAAGAAGAAATATTGAATAATTGTTTAAAAAATAATAGAGTTATTAAAATTGTAATATATGGAGAAAATTGCACCGACAATAAGGTAATCGTTAAGTATAATCAATTGTATAAATTAGGTTTTGTCAATTTATATGTATATATTGGCGGGTTATTTGAATGGTTATTATTACAAGATATATATGGAGATGAAGAATTTCCTACTTCATCGAAAATTATAGATATTTTAAAATATAAGGGAACTAGTAATACTAGTTATTTTAGTATAAAAAAAAACACATAATATAGAATTTATAAATTTATAATTTTATAAAATTATAATTTATAATAATATATGGATATTAATCATATATTATTAGATTTAGAAGTTATTAAACAAATAGTTGACAATGATAAATTAGGAGTACTAACTTTACCTGGTTCTACTAAATTATGTGTCGATACTTTTGGATATACAAGTTCAATAACACGCTGGTATAATAATTATAATAGAGAAACTAGTATTGTTTATGTAGAACAACTAACTAATAATATAGAAAAAACAGTCGATTTTATAATTTCTGGACAACACAATGAAGAAGGAGAAATATTACGAGAGGCATTAGATAGTGCATTAATTGGATTAGAAAAATTAAAAATAACATATATTAAAGATTCAATTATAGCAGCTCGAATTACTTTAATTATTAATAAATTGAAAAATTTATCTAAAAATTTAAAAAATTTTACAAATAATACATACAATTTTATTAATGAAATAGAAAACGCAAATAACGCTAATAACGCTAATAACGCTAATAACGCTAATAACGCTAATAACGCTAATAACGCTAATAACGCTAATAACGCTAATAATTCAATAACGCCTATTCAATAGCATCTATTCTTTAAATAATAACATTATATATTTAGTAAAAAATATTTCAATACAAATGTATATTCATCTTCACTTTTTTCATAATGATCTAGTCCATCAATAATAGTCCAAGTAATATTATAATTGCGTTCTAATAATTTTGAGCATTTTATTTGAAATGTTAAATTATACACATCATCTTTGTTTCCACTAAAAAAAAACAGTGGTGTACTATTGTTTGTTTTTAAATTTACATACTTATACATGTAAAGCGATTTAATACAAAATAATCCTCCTAATGTTTCTGGTAAAAACTTTAATATATTAAATAATAATGTTCCTCCTTGCGAAACACCTAGTATAAATATATATTTATAACTTTTTAAAATAGTGGCTTCATTATTTATAATAGACACAATTCTTTGTGTTTGTAAATTATATTCAGCACTATTTATTTTATCCAATTTACTCAAATTATTATAACAAGTATAATAATTATACCATGATTTAACATTATATTGTTTATTATTTGGATAATCTATGTCCATTAGTGGAGACTCTGGCAAAATAAATTTAATATTATTCGCAATTATACTATTGTTTTTTAAATACTCAATATAATCATTAAAGTATGTAGAATCTGAGAACATTGGATGTAGCATTATAAAAGTATATTTGTGTTTTTTTACGCTGTTATGTATTATACTATTATCATATGTATTATTAATATACATAATAATACATAATATTTTATTCATAAACAGCTCCGCACTATTTAATATAATCATTAAGATTACATTTATGGTGATTTTTTACTTTTACTTTTACTTTTATTTAATAATGAACATGCTTTTGGCGCAATACTATTTATTAATATATAAAGTTACATAATATTATTTAGTAAAAATAATATTACATATTATTATATAGTAATAATGGCACAAATAACAAAAAGAGCAGGATGGCAAATACTTGAAGATGTAAATAAGATAATAAATAATGCAAAACTAATTTATAAAAATGATGTTCCAAAAAACTTTGAAACTTTAAAAACAAAATACAAGGAAACAATGGTCATAAAACAGGCACTTGCAAAATCAATTACAGCGCAAAATGAAGCAAATAAAGAACTATACAATGAGGAACTGAGGATGAATTGGACACTTGCAGAATTAGACGAAGTAGTTACTCCGTCCAAGTCTAAAACAAATGAAACCAGTAAAAGTAAAACACCCGTTATGAATTCTGCATTATATAAAAATGATCCATATCCACCAATACAACACTATGAACCTCGCACGCTAGCACGTTTAAAGAGAGCTATTAAAAGACACGAAGAACTAGTGAGAGAAGTTTTAAAAAAAATTGAAACAATTCAAACAGAGCATAAAACTATAGAAGATAATTATAAAGTTTCAATTGATCATTTAAAAAAGGAATTGGTAGAGTTAATTGGTCAAGATTATGCACCTGCTTTAAGAAGTCTGTTCGAATCAGTTGATACAAAGCAAAAAGAAATGGAACGAGCAAGTAGAGAAATGTTATTTTCAAAATGGGACACTATGGACAGACGTAGTGGCGGTAGTCGTAGAAAAAGAAAACAAAGAAGACAAACAAGACAAACAAAAAGAAGATAAGTTAAAATAAGCAAAAAGTCTAAAAAGCAATTTTCTAAATGCTCTTGCTAATTAGCAGTAGTTAATAATATTTATATTTAACAATAATATTATTAAAGAATTTTGTTATTAATTATAAACTGAACTAAATTAATTTGCACTTAGTTGCTTTTTTCGCATAGTCCAGTTATTTTATTTCTTCGTGTGCAAAATAAATTTAATATTGTTCACAATCATACAATTAATATATGTATTAATATTATATATTATTAGTATACATAATAATACATAATATTTTATTTATAAACAGCACCTACATACTCAATATAGTCATCAAGTTTACATTTGTTTTTGTTATTTTTGAGGTATTTTATACATTTCTTCTGTTCTCTTTTATATTTGTTATGTGATTTACATGACCTATTATTGTAGTTATGAGTGTTATATTTTACAGCATACTTCTCCATTTTACTATCCATACCTTCATAAGTAGCACATGGTTTATAATTTTTTTTACCCAACCAAGACGGACAAAATTCGTCCATCCTGGTTTTATGAATCATATTTAAAAATTCTTGCTCAGTATGTTTTCCAGATTTTTTTGCTCCAATTCCATCATATAATATATAGCGTGACATTTTTTTAGTTTTACTTTTAGTTTTATTTAGTAAAACAGAAGTTTTTTTACGCGATGACATATTAATATATTAAAATATATTAATTATAAACTAAATTAAGTTAATTTATGCTTAGTTGGTTTTTTCACATAGTCCAGTTATTTTATTTCTTCGTGTGCCATTAGGGCATCGTTTATAATTTACTTTTTGCTTTGATGTTTCATTTTCTTTTTTATAAGCATTAGTTTTACCTGGTTTTAATAAGTTTTGTTTTGCTTTTTCTATCCACCATGCGTATTTTTCGGGATCTTCATATTTTAATTCAATAAACAATTCACCAATCATATATTCAATTCTTTCTTTATCTACATCGCGCCCCATATCTATAATAGCTTGTTTTGCCTTTGATTTATTAACTTTGCCAAAGAGACGTTCAGCTTCATCTTTTATTTTTGCTTGTTGTAAGACTTGCAATTTTCGTCGCGTTTTGCGTCCTCTAAAAACTGCCTGAATTTTAATAGCATTTCTATTTTTTTTACTTTTATTACTTAATGATTGTGGTGATGGCATTTATAATATAGTAAAATATTATATTTTTTATTTTATGCTAAATAAAAATATTAATCCACCAACTATTCAGGCACAGGTTTAATTGTTGCACTTTTGTCTCGTTGCATAGATTTTTGTTTTGCCTTGGCTATCCACTTTGCATGTTCCTTGTTGCTTAGGTCGCGCCATAAATGATAGACCATAATATCAATTCCTTCTTCATCAACATCGCGAGCCATGTCATCGAGTCTTTTTGCTGCCTTTGCTCTAGCAGCTCTACTTTTACAAAAAAGATGCTCGGCCTGTGTTTCGAGTTTTTTTGTTTCTAATTTTCGTCGCGTAGCATATGCTCTATAAGTTCTCTGAATCTTAGTAGCTTTTCTATTTTTTAGACTTTTATTACTTGTAGTGCGTCGTGGTAAAATTTGTAATGTAGATAGACTTCTAGATAATCTGTTAGTAAAATTTGATAAACTTAATGGCGATGGCATATAATATAGTAAAATATAAAAAAAAATCCAAATACTAAATTCTAAATATTTAAATATTAAATACTAAATGCTAAACTAAAACTTTATAATTATAATGTAAATACAAAATCATAGACTTTTCTTGTCACTTCATCGTAAAAATTATTGTCAATAAATAAACTTGTATTTGTTTCTTCATTTCCATCAATTACTAATACTAACCCTTGTTCAATTGCTGTCGAATTATTTAACCATATATCATGATAATGATGACAATCTTTCAAATATTGAAGCGGAATAGTCTCTCCAAGGCGACCCCGCTGTTTTACACGCAAATCACAAATCTCTGGTTTAGTTCTAATATAAACTATTTTTAAATCTTGAAAAATAGTTTGAAACTCTTTAAACAAATTTAAATAAATTAAATATTCAATAAGACTCATTTTTTTAGAATCATATAGACTTTTTGCAAATACAAATTTGTCTGTATAAACAGAGCGCTCACTAATAATAACATCATAATCTTCTTTTAGTGCTTCCTTCAATAAAGATAAACGACTAGTATATGCCATTACTTGAAATGCAAAACTGTAGCGTTCATTATTTTCATAAAAGTGCGTAATAATACTTTTTCCATTAGCATCTCCAATTGATTCCCAAATTGAAACTGGTTCTTGTAAAAAGCAAATTTTACAAGTATTGCCTTTTGAAGCACAATATTTTGCGAAATTTTTCTCAAAATAACGTACAATGCTTGATTTTCCAGAACCAATATTTCCATCAAATGATATAATAATAGGTGCCATTAGAATGTATATAATGTTTTTATATATTTGTTTAAAATAAAAATTATAATCTAATCAATTTTAATTTGTTGAAAACTAAAATATTAAACTTATTTGCGTAACCAATCTTCAGCTGACAGTTTTGCGCTGTCGCTATAATAAAATTTAATTAAGTTTCGTAATTGGTGAGTTGGTTCATCATTTAAACGTTCATCTGATAAATCTGTATCTCGCGTAGTAATTTTTTCCCAACTGTCTCTAAATTTTTGTAAATTCTTTATTAACTCATCTCGCGTCATAGAACTTATTGGTTTTTTATTTATTTCATACATTCCTTTATAATTAGTAATTGGTTTATTAATTCTATCTTGTATGAGTTTTGTTGCTTTTTTTTGTTGGGTTTTATCTAATAAATTATAAATTAATTCTAAATCATTACTTTCAATTAAAAAATTGCTTACTCTAACTAACCCTTGAGCCATCTTTTCTTTGGAACCACTTGTTGTTACATTATATTTTTTAAGTAGTTGTTTTAATTTATCTACTGAAATGTCATCTTTTTTGCTTTTATGAATAATATATTTTTTTGTTTTTTTTTGATTAGTTCCTTGATTGTTTGTCTTTTTTGTTTTATTCACTTTAGACCACCGCTTACTATTTTTTGTTTGTATTATGATCCACATATTGCCATCATTACCGCGTTTCTTAGTCCCTAAAACAAAGTCATTAGCACTTTCTGATGGCGCCTGTCTAGTTGGCATTTTATATAATATATTATATAAAATATAGAAAAAAGAAATTTATAGAAAAACATTATACAAATAATTATGAAACAATAGCATTTAAATATTTATTACTCTTAATTAGTAATTAAAAATTTAAAATTATTACACTAATAATGGAGTTTATTATTAGAGAGAATATTATACCTTTTACAAATATTAACTTGGCATTATTTACTTTATGTCATTTAAAACCTTATAACAATTATATAGATTATGATTATTTATATAGTATATGTTATTGTTGGAATCATTTAATTTTTTTTACATTTAATGGTGCATATTTTATGGATAACACAAGTTTTAAGAGAATGGCTATTAGAAAAAATTTGCCAATGCCTATTTTTCACATTGGAAATATTATTTTACATGATTTACCATTCTTATATGTAAATATATATATACCTAAAAATGTTACATTTTATCATTCATTAGTAGGATGTTTAACTAATTTATTATGGTGTTATTGGGCAACATTTGGAACATTTGATATTAAGTATGTTTATGTATATATGAAAAAACAACAACAAGTTAAGTTATATATAATAAATATTAGTTCAATATTTTATGCTCCCTTATTTTATCATATTAATAAACATATAAGAAATAATTTTGTATATGTATGATATAATATTATTAAAAAAATAATATAAAGATTATTTTACAAGTTAAATTAATAGATTGTAGCAATCTATTCATTTTTTAAGCATTGGTGCCCGAGCGGTCTAAGGGGTGCGACTCAAGTTCGCATGGCGCAAGCCTCGTGGGTTCGAACCCCACCCAATGTAAATACAAACTTCTTTCATTTTATTTTTATAAAATATTTTTATGAAATATTATATAAAAAAAATTTATTTTATTTTATTTTATTTTTGATATAAATCAAGACAACTTAGAATTTATTTATAGTCATCGGCTCTAATACTTGTTTGACGCCTTAAACGCGGTGGTTCAAGATGAGAACTACGAGGAGTTGGTGGTGGTGTGGAAACATTATATGATTCTTCGCGTTCTACTTGTGTAAATGCGGTATTCATACTACTTTTTTGCCTATTTACAACATTTCCAACAGACCTATATGCTGACATACACTCATCTTGTGTTTCACTATAATTAATTGCATGAGTTGGTAAAATACCAATTCTTGATGCTTCTAAAATAGCATCTTGATTAGCACCTAGATAAATGAGTTCAATATTATATGATTCTTGCGCACTTGTAATAAGTTTTTTAAGAGACTTCGTATTAAATTTTTTACTGCAATTTTCACACCCATCTGTAGCAACATAAATTAAACACTTGTCGTAGCAAGTTGGATTATGAAGTTTTTTCTCCATAAAATATGTAAGAGTAAAACCAATAGCATCATATAATGCTGTTTGCCCTCGCGGAACAAATTGTCTTAGTTCAATTGGTCTAACTTGTGTAATATTTAATGATCTAATTAACAATTTTTCTTCATGGTCAAATAACTTAATAGATACATTTACACATTCATTGGGTTTTAAATCTTGCTTAATAATTTCAAGCGAAGAGTTTACTCCACCAATAGTATCTTCTTCCTTACCACACATAGAACCGGAACGGTCAATAATAGCAACAACCTCTTGAGTAAATAGCGCCATAATATATTAATATTACTGTTAATGTTAAAATAATTTTAAATCAATTTTTTTTGTTTTAATAGTTTTAATAAATAAAAATTAATTTGTTAAAAAAAAATTGATTATATATTTATTTTTATTGCTAATCAATATTTACTATAAAATGCTAAAGCAACAAATGTTAATTGAAAAAACTAATTATGAACCGCATCTTAATATTGAATTATTGACAGGAGCATTTATAGAAAATAAATTTAAAAACATATGTGCGCAAACTATTTGTGATGCTTATGCTAATGAATGTTTAATAATTGAATATTTAAAATATAGGATGGCATTAGAACCTCAAACATTTACTGATGTAACATTTACTATAGATTTACCATTTGTTCAAGATTATATTGAATATATAAAGAAAGTTAGCATAACTTGTGAAGACATTCCTGTAATAACTTATGTATATAATACTTTATTACGCGAACCAGGAGATAGGGAGTTATGGCCAGACGATAAAGCATCGTTAATTCTTGACAAAATACAATGCTTCTTTGATATTAATGAGGACAAATTAGCAAATGAATTAATAGAAGTAATAAGTGAAATTTATTATAATAATTTGTGGTAATGATAAAGCATAAAGCATAAAGCATAAATTGAATTGTTTAAAAAATTGATATTATAAATTTTAATATATTTTTTATTAAAAAATGATTAATAATTATTATGCTAACGATGTTTACAAACAATTATTGAAAAATAGTTGTAATTTTATTAATAAAAGTTGCTTAGATATTGGAACAAGAAATGGAGCAAATTGTGTAAACTTAGTAAAAGTTGGCGCATCAAGTGTATTAGGTATTGATATAGATTCTTCACATTTTCATGAAATGTGGGTTACTAAAAAAATTATACTTTTAAAACAAGATTTATTAACAATTGACAATTCTAATAAATTTGATGTAATTACATGCTTTTTATGGAATATGCCTTATTTACAATACAATAATGTAATGAATAAAATTAAAGAACTCTTAAATATAGATGGTTTAGTGTATATAGGTATTGCTGATGAAGTCTATAAATGCGACCTGCCAGGCCCAAAAAGTGTAAATATTCTTGAATTATTAAAAAAACATTTTAATAATACAAGAATTTTAGATAAAAAAAGTATTCAATGGATAATAGAAGCTAAAAATCCATTTTAATTAAATAAAACTATAACAATTTTTAGAGCAATAATAAAATTTACTTTGTTTTTTATAAAAATCGTCTTGTAGTTTATATTTTTTATTGCACACATGACACTTTATATTTGTTAAATTATTAACTAAATATATTATGTCATCATTTAAAAGTAATATTTTGAATTTATAATTTTTTAATTTTAAAAACATTACAAAAATAATAGTAATAATATATTTATATAATTTATATAATTTATATAATGTATTATCTTGTGAATTTTTCCTCTATTTTTTTTATAAATAGTTCCAAGTTTGTGCTTAACAATGTTAAATTTGAACATAATGCTTTTAATGTATTTCTTTTAGTTCCTGACTTTTTATCATATATTAAATAATATTTACTAGCATGTGTTTCATGTTTTCTAATACTAATATATTTGGGCAAAACTATTGGATTTTTTTTATTTTGTGAATTATTAACTTTTTCCTCGCCTTCTATAACTTGTTCTATTTCATTTTTTTTATTACATATTTCATATTCTTCTTCGATAATTAATAACATTTTTTTTATTTCTTCTAATTTTTCTAATATATTTATTTTATTTGATTTAGATGATACATATAATTTATTCTCTATATTGTGAGGATGTTTTTCTATTTTAAAATATTCTCTATAGCATTTATTTTTTTGGTCATAGCATTCTTTATAATAATTAACATAAATGGGTAAATCATATTGCTGTATATTTTCCGGCAATTTTATAGCGTTGTGCTTTCTTTCTCTCTTACTATCTTCTTTTTTTATCATTATATTTGATAAATCAGTCATTTATATTAAATTAATACATTAAAATACTACAGATTTTGTTAAATATAACCAGAAGAAAATTCCAACAAATGCTTTGGCAGTCAAATCTAACATGTTATATCCTATCATTTTAGTTGCTTCATTTAACTGATAAAATACACCATATAAAGACCATAATCCTATGTATAACCAAAATATTAATTTAGATTGATATGTTGCTTTTGAACATGTCATAAAAAGTTTCCATAGGGTGCCAAATGTAAAAAAAAAGAATATAAAACCTATAAAGTTTGCTAAATTTCTATTAAGCAAACCTATTTCTCCGCTATATCCAAAACCCAACATTAAAAAATTAAAAAATATGACTAATAAAAATGGTTTAATTCTAACTGGTATTTTATTTTCGTAACCTAATAACATGGAAAGCGCCAATAACATAAAAGGAGTGGTAATTACCCAATCCGAATAACGCATATTATTAATTTTTTCTAAAGGAAGATTATCAATAGAATCGTTATTATCATCTTTTATAGATTCGTCTTTTTTTGTTTTATCTATTTCGACAATAAATAATCCATAAAAATAACTAGCAATAATCGAAATACATGTTTCTAAATTCAAAATATGACGGACTTGTGGAATAGGACTTCGTAATGCTTCAATAAATGTAATTACTGATGTAGTAATTAAAAAAATATATGTAATATAAAAACTATTAACCACTAAGGATGTTTTCATAAGTTCTGCTTATATATTTTAAAATATATATTTATAAGCACCAAAGTTTTATTATTTTATAAAAAAAATAAAACTTTAATTGAAATTGAAATAAGCATGTTATTTAATTCGAGTAAGCAAGACCACCCATACCCGACATAATGCGGAGAACGTTGTAGTTCACAGCATAAACTCTTACTTTAGCAGTGCTTACACCGGATACAGTAGCATTAGATAAAACTAACTGTAAAGTAGCATTGTCAATTCGTGAGAAATTGCATGTGCCAGATGGCTGATGTTCTTCAGGTCTTAAATCAAACGAGTAAACATTAATACCGGTGTCTGGCGCACGAGTGTGGTGCTGGAAAGGTTGAACTAAGTCAAAATATGTGCCTTCACGCTCGGAGAATCTGTCTTGACCATTTAATTGTAATTTGGCAACAACAACTGGATTTTCACCCCAGCAGTGCATATCTAACGCAGTTTCGGCTAAAACGAAAGTGCCAGCATCCGAAACACCCGACTCTGAAGCATTAGTAGCACCACCCCATCCATTTGTACCGCTTGCCAAAACATCATTAGCAAATGGATCTTGGAACATTCCACTAGCATTAATAAAAGCATTGCTAGTAGCACCGGTTCCAGATGTAGAAATTGCATTTTTACCGCCAAAAGCATGAACCGCGTTTGGTAAGGCATCATATGCATCGGTGTAGTTGAACGGTTGAGCACCCAATAGTTTATTTAGTTCGGTACCAGTTGTTATTGAAGAACAATAATCAACATTCGAATCTGGTTGAACGACCCAGATTAATTCTTTGCAAGGATGATTTAAATTTAATTTAATTTTATTTGATGACGAACCGACCGATTCATCGCCTGTGAACTGTAATTGTTCAATTAAGTATTCGTGTGGGTTTTGTGCCATACGTCTGCGTTCGTCAGTATCTAAGAAAATGTAATCAACGAATAAAGATGCCGCAGCTAAAGATTGTTTGTATGCGCTAATAACTTTTTCACCAGTTCCATCAAGTCTATCTACAGCCCATAAGCATTCTTCAATGTTGCGAATGTCTAAATTAATTTTTACTTCGTGGTATTGTAAAGCAATTAAAGGTAGAGCTAAACCAGGATTACGGCAATACCAGAACTGTAATGGAACATATAGGGTTGTCTCTGGAAGCGCTCTGCGTGGAGCACAAACTTGACGAATGCCATCAGCAGAGCAAGGACCATCAACTTCGGCGAAGTCTGGATCACAAATATAGGTTAATTGAGTAGTATTACCAATCATTTTATAGTATCCGCGTTCTTGTTCTTTTGATAAAGTTAATTGGCACCAGATATGCATCCAATCACCGTATTGACGGTCAATTCTTTGACCACCGATTTCAACTTCTACTTGTGAAATTAATTGCTCGCCTGGGAAATCTAACCATCTGGCATATACATCTTCGCCTCTTGTTGCGGAAGTATTACCTAAAGATTGGCCAATTTCAGGAAGAGTAATCTGTAAGTAAGTGCGGTAAGCTAAATCACCATTACGTGAAATGGTGCATGTAACGCGGCGACCAAAATCCGCTTGACCATTAAAAGTTTGTTCAATTGATTCCATCGCAAAGTTGGTATGACGACGGTAAGTTACTTTCCAAAAGGTAATTTGAGGATTACCTGTTAAATAAACATCTTGAGCGCCATAGGCAACTAATTGCATTAATCCACCAGCCATTTTTTTATAATATTCCTAAAGAAAAAAATTTTTTGTAAATTAATTTAATTAATTAATTAATTTAATTAAATTAAATTAATTAATTAAAAATATTATCATATAAATTTTTACTACATTAAAAATATAATCTCTAGTAAATGAAAAAATTTAATGCTATTAAAACTACATTGGATAGCAAACATAATGAAATAATAAAATCTTTCAAACATAATGAAGAAGTAGTTATTCCTAAATATCTAAAACAAATTGATAAACTTGAAGTTATGTTAAATAAATCAAAAAATAAATTGGAAATAGTAGATAATATTAATAAGTATAAAAATTTAAT